CCACGGCACGATTGACAGCATGAGCAAGGAAGAGGTACAGCGCAAGCTTGATGAGCTTAAAAAGCTGTATGGTGGGCCTCCACCCACTGCCTTGATCGATGCGGACACTGGAGTGGTGATTGAAAGTGCAGCAAGAGAAAAAGACCCCGATTTCGACGCGGGAGTGGAGCAGCCTCCGCTTGACATCTTTGAGCAGGATTTGGGGGGACCAGATGACGCCTGAAGCTAGGTTTTCGGCTAGGGTGAAAGCAGGCCTTGTCAACTGCAGCATTGAACGCATTGAGAATCGTGTGAACCTTGGCATTCCTGACATGTTGGTGGGTGTCGGGGAATACTTTGTTTTGATGGAATTGAAAGTGGTTGCCAAGGGCTTAAAAGTGGGGCTGCGTCCACATCAAATTGCTTTTATGACTCGGCATGCTGCCAAGGATAGGCCTTGCTTTATTCTTGTGCTTGACATGGGTAACACACTACGCCCCTCGACCATTCGCTTGTATCAGGGGAGCGATGCTATGAAATTGGCTGCAGAGGGCATAAAGCTTGAGCCCCTTCGCTGTTGGCCTTCGCGTGGCATGCCATGGGCGGAACTAGAGGAAACCCTAGGTTTAGTAAAATAAATGTAAATAAGTGTTGCAAGGTACAAAAACCTTGCTATACTGGCGATGCCGGTGCTTGATCCGGTGCTTAGAAAGGATAGAGAGATGGACACAAAATTAGTTGACGGTGATTACGTTCTCACAGAGGGCGCTGCTTGGTTTACTGTGAAAGGTTTTTCAATTCGCATTCACAGCACCGATGAGGGCGTAGTGGTGGACGTGTACAAGGCCATGGAAGAGATGTCAGGCCCCGTAGCAAGCACTTACGCATTCGATTCTGAAATTTAAGAAAGGATAGAGAGATGGCAGTTTATAAAATACGCCTTTGCCGAACAGCATATGCATTTACTACAGTAGACATTGAAGCAGTAAGTGCGGATGCTGCAGTGGATAGAGCATTAGACTATTCAGGGGATTACAGTTATTTGGAAAAAGATGCCGAATATTCAGTTGAAGCAGTAACCGAAACAGAAAGGATAGAGAAATGAAAACCTACAAAGTAGTTGCAGCAAGTACAAGCTATGTCTATTGCTTGGTCCAAGCAGAAGACGAGCAGCAAGCATGGGATAAAGCACGCGAAATCGATGGCGGTGATTTTGATGACGCGGGCTATGGCAGTTGGAATATTGACACCATTGAAGAGGTGACGAAATGAAAGAACTGTTAAAAGATATAGAAATGGGTTTGGTGCTTGCGGGATATTACATTGAAGATCATTGGGGTGATCCAAATGATCAATATGAAACAGATTGTAAAACCTTAAAAGAAGCACAGGCAGCATTTAAAAAATTACAGGAGATTGCAGAATGAAAAATTTAAGCTTTGATGAAGTGGCTTTCCTTGACGTTTATCAGCATGCCGTTGCTGTTGCTTCGCGTGCTGATGTAGTTCGCTTTTTATCTGCTGATCCGGACGAGCGCAGCAGCCGCGAATTTTGCGATTCGATGGACGATGTTTATTCGTCGATTGCTGATGCGTACGAGGTTTGGTTTTGCGCTTTGAAGCATGCCCGAACAAATAAAGGCATGACTGTTCGCACCTTGTCGGCTGCGCTCGCTAATTTGCCGCAAGATTTGCCCGTCTTGATTTGGGATGCCGGAACCCGTTTGGGCATTGCTCATATTGACGACAGTTTCATAGAAGACGAATACCCGCGCCTTGAGTTGAACACCGACCGCGACGACTAACCCAGAAAGGATAGAAAATGCCAATTTATAAATATGACGTGTGCTTCCCTAATTCTCAAAGTGTGATTCGCACCTTCCCTTCCCTTGTTCGCGCTCGTGATTTTATGCGCGTTATGTCGGCCGATGACTTACCCTTTTTGGTTATGCCATGGGACGAAAACAGTAGCCCCTTAATTGTGCGACGCGTGAAAACCCCTAGAAAATATCATACACAAAAGGCCGTTAAAGTTGATATACTGGGCCCTTCATCAACAGAAAGGATAGAGAAATGTTAAAAACAGTCAGAATCAGCGCCAACAGCAAAACCGGCCCAATAGCAGTTACTTATCGCAGCGGCGAACATGAAACTTACGGCACGTGCCCGACAAGCTGCAGCCTTCACCCAAAAAGTGAAACCGGCACATCACAAATAGACAGCGATTATTTACAGGCCGTTTTTGATAGCGTCCCGCGTGGTGGCCAAGCTTGGACATATTCGCATTTTGCGGCCGAAGCGCTGCCCTTCCCTCAGCCAAATAAAACAGTGATAAATGCAAGCTGTGACACTGTGGCCGAAGCAGTGCGCGCCGTAGAATTAGGCCGTCCGGCCGTTTATGCTGCGCCCTTAGAAACAGCGGACCAGTGGCCGCAAAAAATACATGGTGTTAATTTTGTGCAGTGCCCTGCAGAAAAGGCCGACAATTTTAGTTGTCAACAGTGTGGCGGTGGCCGTCCCTTGTGTGCGCGTCCCTTCCGCGAATTTGTCGTTGTATTTGTTGCACATGGAACCGGTAAAAAGAAAGTGGGAAAAGATGAAGACGGCGGGTGTTATGCTGCAAGCGGACCGGTAGCGATACAGTGGCACAATACGAGAAAAAACGGCGCTAAAAATGATGCTGCAGCGCTTCGCGAATTTGTGCGCACGCTCCCACATGGATCTTTTTTGCGCCACCATATCGCGGGCGATTGCGGCCTAGAAGTGGGGGGCCCGTGATAATTGCAGGCTTAGTTGTTTTTTTGCTGCTGTGTTGGGTAGCAGACAAATTAGACAAATAAATTGTAAATAAATGTTGCAGAGTGTAAAAATGATGTACAATTCGTGTACCGGCACAAAACCGGTATTCATTAACTTAACAGAAAGAATAGCATGGCACATATGATCGACACGACAACAGGAACAGCAGCAATAGCTTATTCAGGGTTAGCCCCTTGGCATAAACTAGGGCAGCAATTGACAGCAGGCGCGACAATTCAAGAATGGACACAGCAAGCCGGTTTGGCTTATGACGTGCTTGAAAGCCCCGTTTTATTTAACACACCGGCCACCAGTGCCCCGCAAGCATGGCCTGATCGTAAAGTGTTACACCGTAGCGACACCGGCGCGCCCTTGGCCGTGGTTTCACAGGGTTACAACGTGGTTCAACCCGCGGAGGTCATGGGGTTTTTTAGTAAGCTTGTGGATCTTGGCGGGTTCACCATGGAAACCGCGGGCGCGCTAAGTTATGGCCGGAGGGTTTGGGCTCTGGCGAAAGTAAACGAAGGGGCCGATATCGTTGAAGGCGATACAGTGCGCCCTTATGTTTTGCTCGGCACGTCATACGATGGGACAATGGCCACAATCGCAAAATTCACCAGTGTTCGCGTGGTATGCAATAACACAATTACGGCGGCCGTCAATAACAGCGAATCGCAAATTAGGGTTTTACATTCTGAGCGATTTAATGCGGACGATGTCCGGCTGCAGCTTGGAATCGTCGCGAATCAGTGGGAGCGATTCCTAGTGCAATCCCGCAAATTAGCAGGGGAGACAATGACGGCCGAACAGGCGGACGAATTTGTAACCGAATTATTGAAGCCATATCACACAGGCAAAATCGAGATCAAAGACAGCCGCGCATTCAAGCGAATTATTGAACTATTCAACGGGCGCGCTATCGGCTCCGACATTGTGGGCGTGGCCGGTACGCGGTGGGCGGCCTTAAATGCGGTCACTGAATTAGTAGATCATGAGCGCGGACGATCTGACAATACCCGCATTGAATCTGCTTGGTTTGGCACGGGCGCTGCTTTGAAAAATAGGGCCCTTGAATTGCTCTCCGCTTAACCATAAAACGGGAGGGGCGATATTATAGCCCTTTCCCCTCTTAAAGGTTATGCAAAATTTGCATAAAGTGGCCGGTAAAGTAAACCCTATAAACTAGGCCCTTGGCCCCTCCCGCTCAACGCGTCAATCGTGGCGCTTGGGCCACGGCCCGCGCTCTGCGGGCCGTGGTTTTTGTTCTTTGGGCCGTGGCCCATGGCCCGCGGGCCGTTAGGCCCGCGGGGTTTTCCCCTCTGCTGCCGGTTTTCTTTTCTTTGATTTTTTCCCTTGAATGGTGGTGGCGGGGGTGGGTGGGCCCGCATACTTTTTTCGTTTTATTTGTTGCAAAGTGCTGGCGCGGTGGTATACTGTGTGCTCAACTTAGAAAGGATAGAGAGATGAACACGATTCAAATGACCCTCAACATTAATATTGCAGGGGGTGACAATTGGCAGGAACGTTTGGCCGATGCTTTGCTTGCCATTCAATCACATGTGCGCGAGAGTGAAAAATTGCGTATAGCTGACACACTGGATGGCAATGACTTCACCGCGCATTACACTTTGTTCGGAGAGATCAAATGACTGATCAAGAAAAAATTGATTTGCTTGGCGAGGCCTTGAACAATCTTATGCAGTCAGCTGACACTTACATTGTCGATGGATCTTGGATTGATGAATTGACCCTTGACGTTGAAAACGCCCGGTCCTTGCTCAAGAAGATGCCCCCTAAATCTTGGAACGCGGGAGATGCAGAATGACAAATTGCATTATTCAAATGAGACACGATCTTGCCGAAGAAGGCTATTCTGTCCCTGCTTCGCGGACCTTTAGCAATTACGACACGCTCGATGACGATCTGTATATCAGTGCTGAAGAATTGGAGGGCGCAACGTTTGGCGACGATCCCGCTGATCCCGATGACCATCCGTTTTGCTATCTTCAATTGCGCGATGGCCGGTCCTTGTATTTCATAGGGGCGGATTTAGACTTTATTTATAAATTAAAGATTGTACAAACAGAGTAAAACAGTGCTATAATTCAACTGTCTAATCGGCCGATTAGATACAACCCTAGAAAGAAGAGAGAACGCAATGAGCAACCCAGTAACACCCTTCCGCAATAATCTGTTTGCATCACGTGGCATGGACATCCAGTCCGCGTTGGATTATTCAGAGATGATGATTAACACTTTGAGTGCCACTGATCAAGTGGCCGTCCGGACTGCATTCGGTGTTGTGATCAACACCATCGACAATGCGGTGGCCCAGTCCCAAGGTCCGAGCCCCGAGAAGATCGCGATCATTGCACTGATCGACGAGCGGATTGCAGAGCACAAACTGATCCGCGAAGATGCTATCGGTAATGTTGTCGATGAACACATTGATAACCTTGTTGATGACAAGATTAACAACTGGATGTCGGACAACTTCGATATTACCGATTACAACGTGGACGATGCAATTGAATCTTGGATGGATAACAACATAGATGAAAAGATTCAAGACGCAATAAGTAATATTGAATTTAGTGTTAGTGTTAAATAATCCGTGATATAATCCATGCACTGGACCAGCCGGTCCAGTGCAACCCTAGAAAGGATAGAGAGATGAAACGCAAGACAAACCCATTGATCAACGCGATCAATAATGCAACAGAACAGTCCCGCAAAGAGGGACACAATCTAATTTCCAGAGCTAAGATTTTGGAAGAATCCCGTATGAAAATCAGAGTGAACTACTCTGGGGTTTTCAAGGATTTAGATTTGAGCGTGCACAACTTGTTCGTTCGAACAAGTTATCACAAGCCCACAATTGCCGTGAACTTGAATTCTTTGGAATCATTCAAAGACACCCAGTTGATGGGCCTGCTTGAATTCTTTTCAAGCAAGACCGATAAGGCCACAACACGTGACTGGCCCCAGTACTTGAATCGGGATTACACTTTCGAACTGGACGATGTGCTTGTTAGCATCTCCGCATTCGTTCGGACCGATAGCCCAACATGCAGAAAAGTACAAACTGGGGTTAAGGTTGAAGAGGTCCCCCAGTTCGAACTGGTCTGTGACTAGACCGGCCGGACCGGTCCGGCCGGTCTGGTTTGTTCACCAGTAAGCGCTGGTCTAGCTTGTATGTACATACAAGCTAGCGATCACAAACAGGCAGCCGACTCGGCTGCCTTTTTTGTCAGCCGATGTATTACTATACAGAGTATAGTAATACAGGGCCTGTGGCCCTGTATGCATAGCACAGAGACCGATGGCGCGCCATCGGTGTTTACCCTTACTCTTTTTTCTTTCTATTTTTCCCTTATTAGGAGGTGGCGGGGGTGGGTGGGCCCGCCTGTTACTCTCTGTGTGTGTATTTGGATTGGGATTTGGAGAGGGGGGAGGGCCATTTTTGGTACGTCAGTTGCAGGCAAAAGCTTCGCCAAGTTTTAGCCAAATTTAGAACCTGTTTAAACATGGCCTCCCCAAAACACCCCCCTTGTTGTTTTAAATGCAATCAGGGGTTATATTTATGCAAATTTCAAAACGTGGCCTATGCACTCTACAAAACCGGATGACGTACAAGACGAGCAGCTAAGACTAGAACTTCGTCTT